TGCCCATGGTTCCTGTTTCGGGACGATCTTGTAGAACCTCATAGCTCAACAACCCCAGCGCGACCAACGATCAACGCAGCGACCACAGCCTCTTCAAGTTCCTCAAACACGGTTGCGGTTTCTACATCCGCCGACCAGACATGGGCTGTAGGAGGTCGATCTTTGAAGTACTTGAGATAGATCCACCGCCCTCGGCGTGGTCCAGGCTGTCGACCCAGTAGATCACGCACATCTTCCGTGCAACGAACAACCCAGCTCACAGCTTTACTGATCCTCCAACTTCAGCAGGCGTGCAGCAACCCAAGTCTCTAGAGCTCGATGGTCGTGCATCGCCCACTGCGAGATCACACCTGTGCGCAGGTGTCGATGCTTCTCTAAAATCACACCCTCGTCGATCAGGTTTTGCACAACCCAAGAAGCCCAATCCGGGCAATGAGCAACGTAGTGGATCGTCTCAAGCCGCCAGCCTACGATGCGCCAAGGACTGATCGAAGTGAATGGTGAAGCGAGTTCTAGGTACACACGATGGAAGGTGCCTTCGATAGCAGCGGCATAGACACCTCTGGAGCACGGCGGCTCTACTCTCTCTAGGATCGCTGATTGGATCAGGCGAATGTGTGAAGCCATTCGAGTTGTGATCAGTAACTCCTGCTCTCCTATCTTACTGTTGGTCCCAACGATCGCGAAGTCCTCCAATTGGTAGACTTGGAGATCCTCATCCCTCAGCTCATCTGGGTCGTAAGAGTAACGTGTCATGATCTCAGGTCCACTTCATGACAGCCAGGATCTGCCCAGCAACGTCTTCCTCGAAGCCCTGGATCTTCATACGCCGCACGACGTGCTCGGTAAGGCAATCGAGGCAGGTGACATCCTCCAGAGGCTTGACCCATGAGTAGCAGCCTTCAGTGGACAGTCCGCAAAACGTCTTGTGCGCGCGTGTGAGCCATCCGCCTGCTGGTCCTAGACGGACAGCGTCCTTAGAGGTGATCTGGGACCTCCAGGTGCCTTCGCAGGCGTGAACACGACCAGTGAAGCCAACACCCTTCCCGTGTACAACAAGGACGAAGCGACGCGTGGAGTTCACTGGTCAGGCTCCATCAACGTACGAGCTAGGGCCGCCACGTCCAGGCGTTCGGTGTGGAGCCGCATCCCTAGCGCGTCAGCGATCTTGCACCACTTCGCGCCGCAAAGAAGGCAGACATCGATCACGTTCGACGGCCAGTGAACGCGATGGGTCGCTTGGTTCTGGCAGTCGTTCGTGAAGCACTTCTTCTCATCCTCGGCAGCCTCGGCAGCCATGACTCACCGACCAGCCTTTGGCAGCTTGATGAGGAGCCTGGTGTGGGCGCGAACGCTATGTGCCCGAACGTTATGTGCTTTGACATCCACGCGCTGGATCGAGGCGCTGCCTTTGATCGCGGCCTTGAGCTTCTCGGCACGTCGCAAGACGCGCTCCAGTTCTTCCTCGAAGTCGAAGTTGATCTGCTGCTTGACGTTCGCCATGAGCTAAGCCCCCGTGTATGTGCCACGACCCACTCGCTTCGCATCGCCTGCACGAGCAAGCCTGGCGAGCGTCTGAGCCGCGTTCTTGTTCGATTGCCCCGTCAGCTCGCCGAGCGCATCCGGCGTCACCGGCTCCTTCGAGCTCGAGTCGGCGAGGAGCTTCCGCGCGAGGTCGTTGACGTCCTTGGCGCTGACCGAGAGCTCTTTGAGCTTCTTCGAGACAGCCTTAGGTTTCGGGATCTTGACCTTGCTGTTCTTCCCTTCGATGGCCTCCGCCACAACGTCCTGCGGAGCCGCGATCCTCAGCATCGCGAGCAACGCCTTCAGCTCGGCCTCCAAGCCGTCGAGCTCGACCTTCACGATGTCGCGTCGAGCTGCGAGCTTCTCGACGGTCTTCTCTAGTGCTGCCCGATGCGCTGCTACTGCCTTTTGTTCTGCCATGAGTTGCTCCTTGATCTCTGCCTTACTAATCTCGTTGGCAGTTCCTACGACCTCCGGCCACTTCCTCATGATAGACAGAGGGTGCCCGATCACGCGCATCACGGAGTCGAGGCGTTGCTTCTGCGTGGGGATCGGCTTGGCTTGGATCCGGTGCCGCTCGCCGTAGGGGTTCTTCCAATACGGAAGCGTCCAGACATGGTGGTCGTTCGCCTTGCCGTCGCTCCTCTTTCCAGTCTTCTTCGCTGGGTCTCGAAAGCTGTCGCCCCCCAGCTTCCCGCCTCTAAGTTGCTTCAGCTCATAGGACTTCGTCTGCTCGGCGGCAATCTCGCGCTCGAACTTCCAACGCAGCTTCTCGGTCAGCTTCTCCACGAACCTAGCTAAGGCTTCCCGGGCTCAGCCGTTTTTCCTAGACCGCCATCGAGAACGATCAGACCTCTATCGGCAGCACGCCTGAGGATCTGGTCCTGGTAGCCAGCAGCTTTGATAAGCTCCTCCATCGGCATGGTGTCGTACTCGGACATCACGCCGATGATCTGCGAAGGCTCTCCCAGGTACAACCGCTCCATCTCCATCGCGAGCTGACCAGCCGACGCCAAGTCCCTGAGGCTGCTTGAGTATCGGCGCATGATGGACGAGAGCTGGCCGATCTCCTTCTGCGACAAAGCCTTGCCCGAGTCGGCGAGGTCGACGAGCTCCTTGCTCAACCTCGTCATGCCGGCTTGCATGCCTGCGGCAGCCTTGGCGGCGGCCCCGAGGGCGTTCATCGTCAGTGCCCGCGTGGCCTGAACTAGCTGACCTTCCTCCTGTTTCGATCTGATGGCGTGCTGGCGAGCAGCCTCCCGATCACGTTCTGCTTCTAACGCCTCGTGGTCGGCCTGGATCCCGTCCCGCTCGTCTTCCAGCTCGAGCCTCGCCCGCGCGATGTCCTTGTCATCCGCGAGGAGGTCCTTGATCGACTTGACGCCCCAAGGCTTGTCTGGCCATCCGGTCTCCCAAGCCTGGCGCGCGGTGCGGCGCGTCACGCCAGCATAACGCGCTGCGGTAGAGATGTTGCCGGGGTCCGCTCGGTAGGCTTCCAGGAGCTTCTCGAACAGGGCTTGGTCAACTCTTCGGGCCATACCTATCGGACCCTACAACGGCTGAGTTCTGGTGTACAGCATTCGTGCTGTAGGAAGACACGGCTGTGCTCTGGAAGGCAGATCTTAGATGCGGCGTCTGGTGATCGCTCCCCCCGAAGGGATCAACTGGAAGGAGCTAGGCTCCATCCTGGAGGGGGCTAGGTACCACATCTGTTACCTAGGGCGCAGCAAATCTATCGACCCTGATCGTTGGTGGGAGTGTATGTTCAAGAGCAACGCCAACGGAAAGATCATCAGAGGCTACGGTTCATCGTGCGAGGTGGCTGTAGAGGTGGCGCTAAACAAGCTCGCAGCACATGTATTTGCCAGCTAATCGATCCTCAATTTTACACAGGTGAACATGCACGGTCTGATCTACGGGCTGGATAAAGATGCGATCTGGGAGGTCGTGATCGTTAACGAGAAGCCGATTATCCCAATCTACATGGCGAAGGTCAACGTCGCCTACGATGGCTATCGCTGGTACGGGCAAGGACTAGGACTAAGCGAGCAAGCGGGGCGGGAAGCAGCGGAATCGGATGTTGCTGGGCAATTGATCCGCCGCGAGGCCAATGGTGACAGTTTGATCCGCCGCGAGGCCAATGGTGACAGTAGATCGATTGGGGAGAACAAATGAGTTGGCGAGACGAACGAGGAACGACACTCCCGGACATCACTCGCCATCTGGTTGAGTGGATGATCATAGATGCTGATAGCTACGAGCGACTGGCAGATCGTTCTCTCCCCCGCGACCAGCCACCCCGCGACCAGCCACGGTCCCCAGACAAGGGGACGCCTCAGGCCGAGGTGGTGGCCTGCGTGCTTGAGATCCCACGCGAGAGCATGGCGCGCGCAACAACCGAGCTGCGGCAGTCCCTAAGCATCCAAGAGGCGCGCTATCTGCCGAAGCTGGTCGCGCATGTATCGGACGTGACCGCAGGCATGGATGATCTGGCGCGCCTACAATGGATGGTTGGTAAGCTCAAGGAACTAGCTCTCCGTCACGCCAAGAACATCGAAGCGTGCAAGGATGAGATCAAACTGCTGACGGTGACTGTGCCTCCAGTCAATGACCGCGTCCGCTCGATCAAGAACGCGCTGCTAGAACGCAAGCTTGAGGTGGCGGCCAAGCTACTTGCAGCCATCCCAGACGACGAGTAGGCTGATCTGGTAGCTCGCTCTGTGCGGCAGCTAAGCCGCAGAAAGCGAGACAGCGATGAAAGAACGTGCAATCAAGAACGGAGATCATGTGAGGGTTGTTGACGAGGTCGGCGTGTTACACGACGGCTTGGTCACCAACTGTTGGCAGAGCGCACCAACGCCTGACGGCAAGGCTGGGCCAACAATCAACGTGCTCTTTGTGACCTCGGATTCATCCAAGCGGGATCAGTACGGTGATCAGATCGAGCGGTACTCGTCGACCAGCCACAAGCTGAACACGACGGCACCGGGTCGTTACTGGTACTGGCCCGACGAGGTGTTCTAAGTCATCACTGGAAGCGACGCCGAGTAGGGGTCGAAATAGCTTCCGACGTTTCGCTGTCGCACAGAGCGAGCTACTCCTGATCGTGCTTGTGGATGACGTAGACGATCAGCGCTCCGAGCAGGAGGCTCACACCCATCCCGACCCACCAGCTACACGGGAGATGTCTCACTTTGGTGGCTTAGACTTCGCCTTACTGCGTGGCGTGCTGGGCTTCGTCTGCGTGATGTCGCTCTCGGGTTCTTGAACTGGCGTGTCTCCGTTGTCATCCCAGTCGTCACTAGCTAGATCATCTGTGACGGTGGTCGGCAAGACGTTGTAGACGATGACAGCTTGGACACGCGCACCGAGCACTGTCCTGGCGTGCGTGTCAGCTAGGACCTCTGAGTCGTACGCGGCGAGGATCATCCCGTTAGGGACGATCACGATATAGATGGAGCGCATCAGCGAATGCCGATGAACTTATGCTGCTGGAGCGACAGCCTCCAACTCGGATTCGCTTTGATGAACCTCAGGCACTCTTGGACGTTGGCGTCGTATTGGAGCTCGAGCGTGATGTCGCGTTGGCCCGAGCGCAGCATGTGCAGATGCGTCTGTTCGGTTGCTGTCTTGATCGTCGCGTCCTGCGGTTGAACGTAGAGATGTTGAAAGCGTCCCAGCCCAACCATGTCTCGGAGATCATCGTCCGTCCAGTTCTCTTCGGGAGGCGACCCAGGTTCCCCACCAGGCAGAACGACCTTCAGCTCATCTGCTTCCTGCACCTGTAGAATTCCACCCCGCTTCGGAGACACGCAGACATGATCAACATGCGCGAGTGCCTCCACCTTGTTGGTGCCGTTGGTCTCAATAGCAACGAACCACCCGGCCTTGTGCAAGGCATCGACCAATGGAACGTCGAGCTGGAGCGTTGGCTCTCCGCCCGTGATCACCACCATGCGACAGTCGGCGTCGGTGTTGCCAACAGGATTCGATCCCCACTCCGCGTCGAGGCACACGAGGATCTCTTCTGCTGTGAGCTTCTGCCCCGACGCGAAGAACGTATCGCACCAACGAGCGCAGGCACCGACGCCCTTGTCCCGATCGTCGGGATTGCCGTTCCACATGTTGCAGCCTGTGAAACGCATGAAGACCGCGCGCCGCCCAGCCAAGTAGCCTTCGCCTTGCAGCGTCGAGAACATTTCGACGACAGAGTAGCTTTTCATTTCCATCTCCTACCGATCAGGATGTCTCGCATCGCAGTTGACGACACGCCGTAGCGTTCAGCAAGGTCTGCGATCGAGTTCTGCTTTCGCCCAGGTCCTGGACTCTTCGGCCCTGTATAGAGCTGCCGAGCTTCGTCTACCTGAGCCTGGGTGAGCTTCGCACGATAGTGCTGCTCTCCGCGAACTGGATTGTTGACGCGCCTGCCTCGCGCATCCATGTCAGCCATGTTGTCGACCTGGGTGCCGTTCACCAAGTGCTTAGGGTTGACGCAGTTCGGGATGTCGCAGGTGTGGCGGACGATGGTTCGCTTTCGACCTGGGTTGGCTAAAGTCCAGGCATAGACGTGGGCGCCAATGTTGCCATCACCAGTATTGAAGATGCCGTAGCCCATGCCACCGGCGATGGCGCCGGTCCACAGCCAGCAACCCGAAGGCGAGAGAACAACCTTTGCCCAAAACCTATCCGAGGTAGATCGCTTCGGCATAGCAATTTGGAGTCTCCCAAACTACAACCTTGGTCACTTCGATCTCGTACGGTGCCATCAAGTCCTGCGCCCGACCGAGGAAGAACTGCGCGATGTTCTCCGCAGTCGGAGGAGACTCGAACTCGTAGCACCGTTGATCATACGTACGGAGCCACACGCCGATCGGGTCGCCATTCTGGTAGATGAAGGCATGGTCCCAGTACTTGTCGAGCCAGCCACCGAGGACGCTCTTGATGACCGAGAAGTCGATAACCCGCCCGACGGCGTCGAGGTCCGGAGCTGTGCAGGTGACCATGAACACGTAGCGGTGCCCGTGGACATTGCGACACTTGGACTCGTGCCCCATGAGGCGGTGGCCCGTATCGATCTCCAGCTTGCGAGTGATGGAGACGCTCACGATGACACCGCTGCTTTCTTCGACCGCCTCGCAGGCTGAGGCGGTGTGTTGGTGGCGGTCTGAACCGCTTCCTGATCCGCAGCCTCGGCCGTCCCCTGGAGCCGCTTGAGCCAATGCCGCAGCACTAGCTCTGGGTTGGTCGAGCCGATCGCTGCTGCGCTGCGATTGAACTCGGACGTGAGCTCGTCGCAGAGCCGCGTCGGGATGCTGCCCTTTGCGATGCCGAGTTGGAAGCGGCGCTCGCCACCGAGGTTGGCGGGAGCCTCAGTAGGACGGATCGGCTCGGTGGCCAGCGAGGACTCGACCGCATCCCAGTCAAAGGCCGTCGTCGACTTGATCAAGGAGTCAAGCTCGGTCGAGGACATCGGCAGCTCGAGCGCGAGGTCATCGAGCGAGACAGTGGCGTTGAGGTCCTTTATGAGAGCAGCGAGCAGGACTGGCTCGGGGGCACCGCGAAGTTCGTTGGCGATGATCGTGAGCTTCTTCGCCTTCTCGTCTGGGATCTTCCCGAGGTTGACCACAGGCACACTCACCATGCCGAGAGACTGAGCCGCGCGCCAACGATGCTCGCCGTCCACGATCTCGTAGGTGTTGTTGGGCAGGACGCGCACCTTGATCGGTTCGATGAAACCATTGTTCTTGATGCTGAGGATTTCCTTGGCGAAGGTCTCCTCGGACATCTTGTTCGGGTTCCATGGGTTGGGCTTCATCGAGCTCAAAGCAATGACCTCGACCTTGATGCCGTCTCCCCACGTAACTGCTGCTGCTGCCGTCATGTCATCACCTTCGGGTTTGCGATAGCGCGGTCCCAGTCTACACCACGGGCTTCCCAGATGGCAGTGATGTGCCTCTCTGCATCGATCCAAGCCTTGGCGCTTGCCACAAGGCAGTCAACACGGAGTCTGGAGGTTGTGCCTTTGCGAGGCATGATCCCGTACCAAGAGGGGCGAAGGGCAGCATCACCTAGCCCCTGGCCTTTGTGGCGGATGTTCACGACACCGCCTGTCCTGCTTTGCATGACGTAGGAGCCTTTGCTTGCAGGCGTTACCCAGCTCGACGAATCGACTGAGTAGAACGGCCACTTCTGGATCGCCTCCTGCGAGGTCATCCGGAAGCCGTGGACACGGACGCCCCGGTCGTATGCCTCGCGAAGGAACTTGGTGTAGTCGAGTGGGTCGCGGTTGAACTGGTTGCCTTCGATCGCGACATAGTTAGAACGACCTGGACGCTTGGCTTCCTTGAGGAGCCACACCCAGTAGTCCCAGTCTTTGTCCGAGTGCCACACGTTGATCAGACCCTCACCGAGACCGGCGGCGATGATCTTGAGACGCTGCGCATCGACCCAGGCGTTGGATGTGATCGCTCCAAGGTCCTGCTCGACCCAAAGGTCACCAAGCTTGTTCTTCTTCAGCCACTGGAGCCAGACGATATACTTGGCGAGGAAGGCATCGTAGTCGACGTTGACAGCGTTCTGCGATCCAGAAGTGCTGACGAGGTTGATGACGCTCGTGCGAAGAGTGAAGGCGCCCGAGTCGATCAGCCGAGCGTCTGCTTGCCGCAGGCATTGCAACCAGACAGGCTTGTAGACGCGCTTGTTGAACCCAGCGTAGTAGAACGAGGTCAGGACGTTCTTGGCCCCGGCCTGAGCAGCCGATGCTGCGTGCTCGCGGCTTGACTCGATGGCGGCGAGGAAGATCTTCACGCGCGCAGGATCCGATCACGGACTAGGCGGGCGATGATGTTCTGATGGATCAGCGTAGGGTTGCGGAGGTAGCACTTCCTACACTCGCCGATGTGCTCGCCGCTACGATGGGCGTCGCGCATGGCCTTGACCTGGCGACCACCCCACACCTCTTCGAGGGTGTGCGTGGCAAGGCTGCCGTAGCAGTTGGGCGACTCATCGCTCGTCTCGAAGATGTAGCAGCAGGACACCACGCGACCGTCTGCCATCACCGACACTGACGACCAGGGGTTGATGCAGATGTCGGAGTTGCGCTGCGTGCTGCCGAGCTGCACGAGCCCTTGCATCTCTGAAAAGCAATCGGACTGGATGCGTGCTGAGCACACCTTGTCCCAGCCACGCTCCTGCATCATCGCTTGGAGCGCTCCGAGCTGAGCCACCTTGCCAAGGTCGCGCTCACCTCGCGTGTGGATCAACTGAAGCTCGATGAACGGACGTTGGGCTGATCCTTGCGCAGCCTCGACGAGGAGGTCAACGGCCTTGATCAAGTTCTCCAGCTTGGCTGGGACGCGCATGCGTCCGTACACCTCGGGGTCGACGGAGTCGACACTGACGGTCAAGGCGTCGAGCTGGAGCAGGGCTTCGAGCACGCCTGCCTTCTTACCGATGAGGAGGCCGTGCGTGCTCGACCCAACGAGCAAGCCAGCACCCTTTAGGTCGCTGATGATCTCCCCAAGGTGCGGATGGAGTGTAGGTTCACCAGCCATCTGGAGCTCTGTGAATGCCGTGCCGGCGAAGTCACCGCGCGCGATCATCTTCTGGATGAGCCCACGGTCGACGTGCCCAGCCTCGCGCACCATGTCGGTTGTGCGAAGGCACATCGGGCACTTGAGGTTGCAGTGGTTGGTGAGCTCGATCTGATAGATCTCTGGCAGCCGCTTGAACTCGGTACCGGGATCGTGGACGTAGCTTTCGATCGTCATGTTGCCCCCATCTGTTTGACCATGTTCTCGATCGCAGCTAGCCACCGAGCGCCTTGGTACTGATACGGCTCGGAGGCGTCGAGCCCTTCCTTGATCTGGGCTACAGCCTCTTCGCGCGTTAGATACTTCCTGTGGTAGAGCTCGGAGTAGGAGAGTCTGTCAGGCACCACGGGGTGACAACCAAGCGAGGCCGCTTCGAGCATGGCGATGCCCCAGGTCTCTTGGAAGGCTGTGGATACAGCAACGCGAGCTGAGCCGAGGAGCGTGTAGTAATCGATCTTGGATATGCACGCCTCCTTGCTTCGGATCCAGATAGTCCGGTCATCTGGGTAGGTCTCTTGGTAGAGGTCGCGGAGCTTGTCGAAGTTCCACGGTGCCTTCTCTGGCGCGAGCCTGTGAGGGAACACCACACATCTCGTTCGGTCTCCCCACGGCCTCGCGTACTCCATCCACTCGTCTGGGTACAACGGGAAGCCCGTGACCCAGATCTTGGCAGCGCATCCTCGCGCCGCTCCAAGCATGTTGGCGTGCGATCTCGTAGCCACGAAGATGAGATTGCTCGCACGAACGTAAGCGCGCTCCGCATGCTGCGCCCACTTCTCAACAGCTACGTTCTGCCCGAGGAGGTCCCACGGGTCGTAGGAGCCTGCGTGGAAGCACGAATCGATCTTGAACTTGATGTTCCCAAGGTCGCGCATGTAGGCGAGCTGTTCTATGCACGGGTTCCATCCGTCAAGGAGAAGCACCCAGTCACCGTCTTTGATCTCGCCTTTGCGCAACAGGCAAACGAACGCGGAGAGCTGGGTGGCTTTGAAGTAGTTAGTGTCGTAGACGTCGAGGAACTCGCCATGCTCGATCTGCTCGCGAGCCTGCAACCCCATCACAGACACAACGTCGCAGCCTGCGCGTTCGAGCTCACGCGGGAACCAGCGCAGCCATTGCTCGCTGTACCTAGATTCTAACGGCTCAATTGGAAGCAACCACACCTTCATTTGTGCTGCCTCAAGTAGGCAACAATTCGCTCAGTCAGTTCTCGATCACGCTCTAACAGCCCAACGAACCTGTTGCATGTTGTGCAGAGCAAAGAGCGAACCTTACCCGTCTTGTGATCGTGATCCACACAAAGCCTAACAGGCTTACCATTGCGTAACGGACTAGACTTAGCGCCACAAAGATCGCACCTGCCATCCTGAAGCGCGAGAAGAACATCGTAGTCGCCTACAGTGATCCCGTACTTCTTCTTGAAGGCGCTGTCTCGCTTGGCATTAGGATTCTTAGACTCGTACCTCTGCGTATATGCTTTAGTCTTGTCCTTGTTCGCAGCACGCCACTTTCTATTTTGCACAGCACGATTAGGATTCGCTCGACGCTTCGCATTGATCGCGTCTCGATTCTTTTCGTAGTAGCGCATCGCTGCCCTCACTGGAACTCTACACGCGCTCCCGACTCGCCGTCCTCCCACACCTCGATCCATGCAGGGGGAGGATGTCCGGCCGACTTCAGCTCGTTGTTCAAGTCCTGCGCGATCATCTCACATGACTTGGGTCCGAAGTTCTGAGGCTCGGAGTACAGCGTCCTGATCCAGGACTGCGCTGTATGGAACTCGACTTGGCGATCGTTATGCGTGACCTTCCACGCGACGAGAATCAGGAACAGATGCCTGTGGAGGTTGTTGAGGTAGGAGACCTCATCAGGTGCGCTTGGCCAGAAGTGAAAGCCGGGCACCCGATGCGAGACGATCACGGTTGTCATAACCATGGCAGAGGATCACACCACCCTGCCGCCGTCAATCCGAAGACGCAGGTCAGCTTGGGCCGAGGCTACCGTCTCGTCGTGCGTGATGAGAACCACGCACCTATCCTCCGCCATGCGCTCCACCAACTCGATGACTGCCTCTCGACCTTCACCGTCGAGAGAGTCGAACACCTCGTCGAAGAATATCGGCGACCGCCAGACAGCTCCGCCAGCATCTGCCGATGCGAGCTCAGCCAGAGCCAGTAGGACAGCAACATCGACACGGCGTCGTTCTCCTGCGCTAGCTCCAAGGTACCCGCTATCGCCCCCGGCGCCAACCAAAGAGAGCGAGATGGCATCCACTGTGCTGCCCGACTTCTTCTCCGTGTATGGGCGCAGCTTGATCTCGATAGTCGAGGAAAGTCTCTTCATCCAGGTGTTAGCTAGCGTCTCGATGCCGAGCAAGGTCCTGCCCAGTACCAGGGCGCGCACACCTCGCACGCCCAGAACTTGCTCGCAAGCTTCGAGCTCTGACACATCTGCTGCGAGCGCTTTGGTCACCCCCTCAGCATCGGTGATCCTCTTTGAGATGCTGTCCATCTCCTTGCGTGAGGTATCGATCAACCGCTTGAGCTGCTCACGTTGTGAGCGCTCCTGTTCGATCTCAGCGATGCCTGCGCGCTGCTTCGCGACGAGGTTGAGAAGCCCCTCGGCCTCTTCAGCAAGCTCGCTGGACTCGTTCTCGGCCGCAGCTAGATCGGCAGCAACCTTCTCGCGCGCTGCTTGTGCTGCTGCCTGTGCTGTCTTGATGTCGCGCTCCATCGCCTTCCAAAGCTCGATGGTCAGACGTTGGCCGCAGGTGAAGCAGTCGGCGCTGCCTCTGAGCTTGTCGAGCTTGCGGATGGCATCCGCTGCTCGCTGCTCGTCACGCCCACCAGCACGCGCCAGCTCACGTCTGAGGGACTCTACTGCGTCCCGTTCAGCCTGTGCCTGCTTCGCCATCTCGGCCAGCCGCGCCGCCTCAGCGCGAGCCAGACCCACGTCACGGACCGGAGGCAACTCGACCAGCCCGCCTTCGACCTGACCCAGCGTCGACTGGAGGCCCTCAGCCTTGGCCACTGCGAGCTCGCGCTCGTGTTCTGCTTGCGCCATCGCAGCGGTAGCGGCCTTCAGGTCGCGGCGGCAGGCGGTGAGCGCAAGATCAAACCAGCCGAGACCGAGCAAGGCTTCTAGAAGCTCCTTGCGCTCGGCGTCGGTCGAGAGGGTGAAGTGCGCTGCATCTGAGGCCGAGAAGACACAGGTGCGTCGCCACACCTCGTACGATCCAACGACCGGGTCGAGTCCTTCCTGCGCCTTGGTGGTCGTGTCGAACTTGGCGTGCTCCTCATCGAGCGCGCCACGTACCCAGGCGAGCGCCTTGGACTTACCGTTCCACTTCCTTATGACAGTCAAGTCACCATCGATCATCTCGACGAGGCCCGGCGTTGCCCCACGCCAAGGTGACCAACGCCCTCGAAGGCTACGCCCCCACAAGGCCATGGCCAATCCCTCGACGATCGCGCTCTTGCCCGCGCCGTTTGGTCCGGTGACTTGAACGATCCCACGACTCGGTAACTCGATGCTAGTCGTGTCGTGGGACATGAAGCCCTTGAGGAGCAGTCTCACACGGCCCCTTTCTTGTAGTCGAGCAAGCGACGAACCAAGCCGACCTTCGTGCCAGGCTCTTTGATCTCGACGCTCTCAGCGTACGCCTTCAGAGCTGCCTCAGGATCTTGAGCAGCCATCCTGCGCGTAGCCTTGGCGACCTCTGCATGCGCATCGTCAGCTACCTCCACAGCGATATGGAGCATCGGGTATTCGCGCTCTGCATCCGTTGCAAGACCCAGAGCTCGGTCAAGGACGTCACGCTTGGCGCGGATGCGAACGTAGTAGGACCACCCATCGTTGCTCTTGGCCCGCGCACCGACCTCTAGATACATCGGGACGAACTCCGCAACGGAGTTGCACGTCACCCACCGAGGTCCGGGGATGTGATGGTTCGTCTGATGCCCTGTGGTCGTGTCGTGGACGATCAACTGACCCGTCAGCTCTGGCTTCTGTTCCTGGAAGCCAGCGGGTGTCAACGTGCCGGGGATCGTTACGTCACGCCCAGGCTGCGCACCACCGCCGCCCGAACGAGGCCAGCGCTTGTAGCTGTGCCAGTTGCCTGCGAGCGTCGCGTCGATGTTGTGCATGTCCATCAGCCAGCGAAGCTGGCCGAGCCCGATCGCATCCCGAGCAGCCTTCAAGTAAGGCGGCGTCGCATCGTCCCAGATGCCTAGATGCGATAGGAGAATGCGAGGACCTGTGATCGTTCCTACAGCCTTCTCAGCAAGCGCAGTCATCAACCAGTTGCTAGCAACGCCTGCCTGGTAAGGCACAACGATGATCTGACAACCATCCTGCATCAGCACAGTTGGCGAGCTGAACACTTTGATGCCACCAATCATCGCGAGCGATGCTGCTGCATGATCGTGGTCGGCTGACGAGACGAGGTCGTGGTTGCCTAGCAATACGTGGGCAGGTTGCTTATGGCGCCCTGACAACAATGCCTCGGCGACAGCACGCACGAGCTGCGGAGTTGGCTTGGTGTTGTCGAACAGGTCGCCAAGTACCCAGAAGGCATCGCAGCCGAGCTTGGCAGAGGCTTGGCTTGCGCGAGCAAGCGTAGCAACGATCTCGCGCGCCCTTACGTTTAGCCCGCCCTCCACAGGGCCGCCCCACCTCTTGTGGTTAGCGACGTGGATGTCCGCTACGATGCCGAGCCTCAACTAGAGCCTCTGCATCCTCTTGCGACCACGCTCGCTCACCTGGTACTTGCCGCGCTCGGCGCGATCGACCCAGCCGCAGGAGACGAGTCGTCGGAGCGCGTTGCGCACAGCAAGCTTGCTGTCGAGTCCTTCTGCCAGGAACTCGATCGTGCGAACAACCCGAGGACCACCGCCGCTCTTGCTACCGTTGAGCATGCGGATGACTTCCAGCTCGTCATCGTTGAGCGAGTCGTAGGGAAGCTCACGCTCGTCTGCGCTCTGCCCCGTCGTCGGCTTGGGCCGCTTGTCCTTCGGGATCTTCCTGAGGTCCGTCTGCTTGCCGTTACTCTTCTTCTTTGCCATATTGATCTCCTCGATCCTTTAGATCACGATCCCGATCACTCGTCAACACCAAGCGCATTGATAAGCCGCCCATACAGAACTGCGCGATCGGTATCGCTATCCAAGCACAGGGACTCAGACTTCTTCAGCACTTCGGCAATAGTAGCGCGCATCACCTCTCGATCATCGAGAGGCATCCTGACACCAACACGACCTGTCTTACTCGCCATCGACTTCTCCTAGAAGTTCTGCGTCGGTGTCTTCCACATCCCCGACGGCATTCATACCTCCAGAGGCAAAGCCTCGCGGCCACACCAACGCCTTGAGAGCCTCCGTGTAGGTCGACTCGATCGCATGCGCCGCATTGGGGATCAGCTTGCGGTCCTTGGCGAGGTTGATCGTTGACCAAACATTGGACCAGCCTGTGTCGTAGTAGAGCCTGACCTTCGCCTTCGCCCAAGGCTTGCCGCCGATCTTCGTCTTGCTGGCCATCATGGTAACTTGCTTGCCGATGTGATCGGTGCCGTCCTTCACGCTCTTGCCGCTGAACAACTCCAGTCGAACACTGGCGTGGAACTTGAGAGCATCGCCACCTGGTGTCGTCTTGTTGGGCCCAAACATCACACCAAGCTTGGTACGTGTCTGGTTGACGATCATCATCAGCGCGCGCTTGTCAGCGACGAGCTTGGTCAGCGTCCGCATCGCCGTCGACATCATCTTGGCGCGATCACCCATCGCTGCCTTGAAGTCGAGACCCTCAGTGACCTCGCGCTTGGTTGGTGTGGCGGCGAGCGAGTCCCACCCGATGAAGTTTGGAGGGTCCCCCTTCTTCGTCCGAGGGAAGGACTCCAATGTCGCTTCCATGAACTGAAGCGTCTCCTCCAGCGTGTCGGGCTGCGCCAGGATGACGTTCTCCAGATCGCAACCGAACACACCTGCGCGGTGCGAATCGATCGCGTGCTCTGTCTCGGCTAGCGCGGCGATCCCTCCCTCGCGCTGGATACCGGCCATCGTCTGGAACAGGAGTGAGCTCTTGCCGTCACCCTCTCCTGCGTACAGCTCGACGATCCGTCCGAGAGGCCAACCGCCGATGCCGAGCACGTGATGGTCGAGGACATCGATGCCCGTCGGCACGACCTCCTCGATGTCACTGTCAGAGCCTTCGGATAGAAGTTGAGCCGACCCCTTGCCGATCTTCTTGTTGATCGATTCGAGGACAGCACGGACCTTGTCTTTGTTCTGTTGCATCAGGGTGGCTGGTGGGATTCGGACCCACGGACGGAATGACCGTCAGCCATGGACCTTCGTTGGCCTTCCGAGCTACGAAGGGCAGCCACCAAAAGTGTCGCCGAGGTGAGGGCTAGGCTTTCCCGTTCTTTGACCCCACGTCTACCGCATCTCGGATCGCGAAATCGATCTGCGGCAACCGCTCCTCGGCGACGAAACTAATCGAGGTCTGCTTCGTCGTCGAAGAGGTCGTCCTCGGCCGTCGGCGTACTCGCGCCTGGGTCAACGTCGATGACATCGCCCGCAGGCTTCACTCGCTTGGGCCGTCCATCAGCTTCGTCCCGACGAGCCTGATCTCCTTCGCCCCACACGTCACGCGGATCGTCGCCATCGAACAGACGCTTCTGCTGCTCGACAGTCGGGATGCGAACGAGTGGTCGAAGGTCCTTCTGGATCTCCAGCCACTCCATGTTGTGGAGCTTGGTCTGCTCGCGCGCCGGCATGAGCGTGTACTTCGTGTCGTCCTTGCCCGTGCCGACTCGCGTGACGCCGATGTTGAAGCCCTTCATCGGGTCGAGGAAGTTGCCGCCGTTCTCATCGTCCTGGCGGATGGCCTTGAGCATCTCGTAGACCGTCTTGCCAAAGCCCCAGATCGAGACGACCGACATCGGGTCCTTCGGGTTGATCACGACGTTCGCCATAACTCGCTTCCCCGGGCGAAGCTTGCGAGCAGCCTTCGAGTCGCGAGCGTTGCCGCTCGTCTCCAACTTGTCTGCCTTCTCGCAGGCGAGGCACTTCTTCTTCTCGTGCAGCCTCGGGCACGCGAACACGATCGAGTTCTCCACGCCAGGGAGATCGATGAAGTGCTGGTGCTGGATCACGAACGGAGACGGCCAGCCGAGCTTGGGTGGGAGGAACCGAACGGTCGTCCGTCCGACTGGCACCTTCCAGAAGTCACCGCCCGAGGACATCTCGGTCGACTCCTTGTCCATCTGCTCAGGGGTCCAGTCACCGTACTTGGCGATCGCCGTCGTCTCTTTGTCGTTGCTCATGTTGTTAGTCCTGTGCCTGTTGTTGGTTGTCGGTTGCGCCAGAGCCTTGCGGATCAAGCCCTCAATTCCTACCTCTAAACCGCCTGGAATGCCAGCAAGCCTGTATGTAATTTATGCCAGCCCCTTCTGCTCTGCGAGCCACGTTGAGATCACTAGGAGCCCTACATCCCCCGTGTGCCTCACCTCTGACCGCGTGTGAAGCTGCGAAATCGGGATCCAAGCCTCCTCGTTCTCGTCCTCGACGCCGAACGGATCGCTGGAGAGCCCCTTCCCGCGCACAAGAATGGCTTTGCCTGTCTCGTTGATCACCTCGACCTTGGCAACGTCATGACCTTCGTCCTTCTTCTTGCCACTGTAGTGCCCGCTAGCCCGCGCCTTTGGTTGATCAGATGCGCCATCGAACGGATCCCAGTCGTCGAACTCGCTCATGTTACTTCTCCTGTGCAGTTGGGTCTCGGAAGCCATGCGAGCCCGCGAGCTCGGCGCGTGCGAGCAAGACGAGCGAGGTCAGGTTCTCTCGCTTAGCTCGCAACGCATCACAAACAGCTCGTAATTGCTCGCGCTCGAACTCGGCCTCGACCATCTCGGCGCGAGCTTCACGGACACGTTCGTCCTTGAGCACCGTTGCGTCGATCGTCGATTCAGTCACGCGACCTTTGGTCGATAGGTCCTCCAACGTCTCGCGGACGTCGAGGTAGACCACAGCGCTGACCTCTTCTAGGTGCATCTTGCCTGCGAGCACACGCCGCGCTGCACCCGCGTACTGGAATCCGTAGTAGGCGAGATCGGCAGGCAACCGCTCGAGCTCGATCCTCAAATCGGCCCCGTTGATCTGGACCGCATTGCGAACATGCGCAATAGGATCCTCGATCGGCATTGGGTCAGCGAACGCCTCATCTAACTTCGACATGCTTGCTCCTCCTGAATCAACTCTGCCTCGATAACCTTCGTGCCTCGCGGAGCATCCGCAGGCTGAACGTCGCATTCTGTGACAGCGGTGTAGTCATCGATCTCGGTAGGCGACTCAGCTCCAGTCACAATGTAAACGAGTCCACCAAAGCGAACGCGACTGCCTTTGACAGGTGAGCCTGCTGACTTGAGAGCAACCTTCACAACTTCTGATCTCCGCGAGCGCCGATGATGTAGCGCAGGTCGACAATCGACGTGTCGCTGCCTTTGTTACTCTCGATGAAGGTACGGCACCAACGAAGCAAATCTGGAACATCTGAGAGTCGGATCGAGTCGCGCGCGTTCTTGATCGGGCAGATCGCGCAACATAGCTCGCCCTTCTCGTCGATGTACCTCGCGGCATTTCCGCACGCGCATTCGTGAACAGCCTGCATATGTTAAGCCTTCCTGATCCGCTTGATGGATTCCGACGAGTCGAAGTTACGCCATGACTCAGAAGCCTGCGGCAAAGGGTCGCGCTTCGCGTACTTCGCACCTGCCTTCCCCATGTATCGAACAGCAGGCTCGTTCGACGGAGCAAACCAAAGAAGCTGCCCGATCGCCATACCTGCGAAGATCCGCAGTGGCTTGATCACAGTCATCTCCAACGTCCAATGGTTACAGAAGCCAACGTCACCAGTCCCTGCTGTGATATGGATGCTCAAGCCCAAGCGGCCAAGAGAGCTCTTGCCGTTGAGGATCGGCACATGCCGATGCGACTCGGTGTACTCGGTAGTCGACGCGAGGTAGAGCTCGAACGGCTTGAGCACGAAGCCTGCGCTTGGGATCTTGTGGAGCTTGGTGACCCGAGGCAGGCTGACGTCCATAGGTATCACCCCATAGCCATCCGGGGTGATCTCCTCCTGATAGGTCATCAACGTCGGCGCTAGATGCACATCGTAGCTGTTCGTCCCCAAGCTCTTTGGGTCGAACGGGTCGATGACGATCTCTCCGCGCTGGAACGCGCCCAAGATGTCTACGTCTACGAGGATGCCTGCGGGCGGTAAGATCACCTGCGGTGGCTTCGTCGGTGGCTTCTCTCTCTTGGCCTTCATGCGCTTTTGCTTAGTCCTTCCACAACCCATCTAACCTGGGCATCCTTGAACAGCTCGCCTCGTTTGATCTTGCGCAGCGAGCCCCAACGGTCGCCTGCCTTCGCATCTACGATCAATGGCACACCCCAACAATCGAACGAGGTCATGATGCGTGAACAGTTCTCGATCACAGTGTCCACAACCTCAGGCGCTGCATCGAGCATCACGCTATCGTGAACCGTGTTGACGATGTCGGCTGGAATGTTATTCTCGTCGATCCACTGATGGATCAGCGGGATGGACGCGAGAGTGTAGACCGCTGCGCGTCCCTGGATTGGTGTGTTGATGCTCGCGTTCTCTGCGCTCATCTTCTTCCACTTGTCGTGGCTGCCTGCGTCGTAGAGCGGGCGTGTATGGACAGCGCCGCCAACCCAAGGCACATCAATGGACCCGTATCGCCGCACGTGGTACAGGAGGCGCTTGATCATCTCGGCCAGCTTCTTGAAGCGCCCGAGGATCGCCCGACGAACTGCCGCCGCTTCCTCCAACGAGCATCCCAAGGACGCGGCCAAGCCAGCGTCCGTCTTGCCGTAGAGCAGGCCGAAGTTGACCGTCTTGCAGTACTGGCGATGCCACTCGGTGACGGTCTCAGCGGTCAGGTTCCACACCAACTTTGCGATGAGCTTCGCCGTCGCCATGTGGTAGTCCTGTCCCGTTAGGAAGATGTTGATCATGTCTGGGTCACCAGACATGCCAGCAGCGACCCGTAGCTCGATCTGACTTTGGTCGAGCTCGATCAGCACGCGACCAGGACTCGCGGTGAAACAATCGCGGGCCATCTTGCCTTCGACGGTCTCTGCACGCGGCAAGTTCTGCCCGTTGGGATTCTCGCTGCTCACCCGCAACGTCTCTGTGCCATCGAGCCTGAACGTAGGGTGGATGCGCCCGTCGGATAGGATATGCTCGATCATTCCACGAGCGTACGTCCCGTCCAGCTTCTCTAGCCGTCGCCACTCCAGGATGTGATCAACGAATGGATGCCGGCCCCTTAGACGATCTAGGACAGACCTGTCTGTGCTAGCAGCACCAGTCTTCTCAGAGACCTCAAACTTGGGAAGCCCGAGCTTGTCAAACAAGATCTTCGCGACCTGCTGCTGGCTGTTCGGGTTGAAGTCTGATCCGTAGGCTTTGAAGTGCTCCTTGAGCTCGGAGAGACCGACGTTCAAGAACGCGGAGAACGCCTCGAAGGCTTGCCGGTCAGCTTGGATTCCTGTGCGCTCGATCCTTCGGAACGATGGCAGCGCGGGCCGATGGATCGTTTCCCAACACGCCAACTCTCCAGGATGCTCCTGTATCTTCTTCCTTAGGAAGAGAACACCGGCGGCGCTTGTCGATACGTCGCGCCCGTTGTAGCGCCACAGGACGTCGTCTGGCAGGAGACCATACTTGTACTTCCCGGGTTCAGCTCCTCGCTTGATCGCCTGAACACACCAATGCGAATGCGGTTGATCTCCGGGCTTGGCAACCTTGCGACTAGCTGCTGAGACGACCTTAGCTAAGATGTCCTTTGCTTCCTCCTTGTGCCCGCCTTGCCCGACAAGCTCGGCGACGTAGTCCAAGCGACCCATCGCGGTCGGCTCCATCAGCTTGCGTGTCAACTGAGTGTCAAAGCTGATGTCGGCGAGGCTGACGCCAAGGCACTGATCGGCTGAGATGTCGTCGTACTTGATGTTGGAGCCAGCGACCTTCTTCGTTCGCAACATGTAACGCAGCACGTCGAGGGCCTTCGGGTTGGCGAGCGCCTTCGCTGACCAAACCCACGAGTCGCCCTCTAGCTCATCAACCGCAGCAACACCTGCACACAAGACTGTGAAGTCATTGCCGTTGATCACCCCAGCCGTCTCTACATCGAAGAGAATTTCCTCTTGGTCAACAAGGATGTCTTTTACGAACAGAGCGTCGATCTCATCCTCCACGACGTGGACGATGCCAGAGACATGCGATGGCTTGGGGCGTGGTCGCGTCAGCGCCCACTCAACATCCTTCTCGTACCTAGCTCGGATGAACTTGTTCTCCAACGCGAGAACAGGCTGATGGACGAAAAAGACCGGGACGTCTCCTAGGATCCATCCATAGCCTCGGCGCGCTGACTCCATGTCGAGTGATCGACCGAGCAAGCCTGCTGCTGCCCACGACCCAACTGCGAGCACCCGCTCGGGCTTCGCGGCCTCTACTACCGACGCGAGGAATGGCCGACACTCCTTGATCGGCTTGACCGCGTCCTTCATCTTCATGCTCTTGGCAGGACACTTCACCGCATAGTCGTAGACGACCGGGCCTTGCCAGAACTTGCTCACGAGCTGTCGAACATAGCCACCCGACTTGGATGCGAAGGGACGCGCTGCCTTGGCGACAGGAGAGTCACCAACAACGAGCAAGCCACCCGGCTCCCCGTCGGCCGGGAGACACGCAAGGCCAGGTCCAGCGGACCACGCGCACTTCATGCATCCTCGGTCGAGCGGCTCGCCGCCAGCATCTGTCGGAGCTACCGGCAGACCTTGGTACATCCGTAGCTTTCTCACTGCTCGTGTGGCTCGCGCCTTGCGTGTTCGACGAGGCTCACGATGCTGTCTCACCGCCGAGGACGACAAGCGCAGCGCGCTCCATCCGCTTCTCGAAGCCACCCTTACCATCAACCACCATCAACGCTGGGACCTTCTCCTTGATGTCGGAAGACACCTTGACGATCGAACCAGCCGTCTTGTACCCGCACTTCGCAAGATACTCGATCACATCGCGAAGCTTCTCCAGCTTGCTCAGTTCCTCGATGTCGATGCTGGGCGTTGCTCCGCCATCGAGATCGTCTGCGTCTTCGGGCTGAGCTTCCTCTGGGTGCTTGGGGACCGCTTCTAGCTTCGGTGGCTTTCCATTGGTCGCCTTCACAGGCTCGGGCTTCTCTTCCGACTTGCGCGCGAAGTCCGGATCCTTCTTGGCAGCAGCCATCGCCTTCTCGGAAGCACGAGGCGGGTTCTCCGCGTCCTTGTCCTTGAGCAGACCGCCGCGCAAGCGGTCGAGCACGTGGAGAGCATCCGCAACGGGCAGCCCTTTGATCACGAGCACTGACGGCTCACCTTCAGATCCTTCAGCAAAGCACACCTCACGGGCAGTCCCGTGAATGTCTAATTCGCCCTCGAACGACTTCATCTTGATCTTCTCTAGTACCGGATGCATCTCTTCACTTCCTCTTTGAGCCACACCTTATCAACTGTATTGGGATCCATGCATGGTGGCAGCCGCACGTATCCCGCTTGCCTTCCGTACAACTTCAGAACTTCCGACAACGCCCAGCCTTCTTCCCAAGCGTCACCATCCAAACAAACGGCGATCGGACGCTTGACGTCCTCCTCGCATAGCAGCCGCGTGTGCAACTCTCCTGGCTTCCCGAGACACGCGACGGCATCTGGCCAGTACGGAAGGGCATCAAACACGCCCTCCACGATCATCACAGGGTGGTCGCTCTCACGGTAGAGCGCGACTTGGTTGTATAGGAACTTCGCGCGCTCCATACCACGCGGGTAGCGATAGCGGAGCTTCTGCTTATCGGTCCAGTCGCGTGCCGAGAAGCCGAGCCACGTACGCTCATCAAGGTCGAGCACAGGCACAACCACGCGACCAGCGAACCATCCGCTGAGCGCCGCACCAATCTGTGCGTCACGAACGATCTCTCGCGACACTCCGCGCCCCTTCAGATAGCCAACGGGTGTCTCCAAGAAGATCGAGTTCCACGAATCGTCTGTCCACAGCGGCTCGAAGGCTTCGCGGATGATCTTGATGTCTTCGGCAACCGGAGTCTTGATCTCCTCGACCACTGGCTGGAACAAGTCCTCTTGCTCAGGAAGTCTGCCGCGCGTTCCACACTTGAAGCACTGGAAGAACTCGATGCTCGGTTTGATCCCAAGCGACTGCCTCTTGTCGGCCTTGCCGGTGAGGTCAACACAGAACGGACAGTTGGCACGGAACCAACCGTTGTGGCCTTTGCGGGCCTCGGCGAGCGCAGCCGCTGCCTTCTGCCCGTCTTCGCTCACGCGACCTCCTTGAAGAACTTCAGGAACTCATCACGCGAGAGCGTCTGCAAAGGTTTGATCCCGCGTCGCCACATGTTGAACCCACTAGGAGCCTGCACATAATGAAAGTCGACATGTGTGCTTCGATCTGCCACGATGATCACAACGCGCTTGCACTTCTTGTGGACCCAGCGACCTACCACGGGAAGACCCTGTCCGACACGACGGCGATCCGCCCATGCTCTGGATCCCACGCGATAGGACCGACGCGGGTGTGCGCACCTTCGCCCTCGCGCCGCTTGGGGATGTTGAAGCGGATCTGCTCTGCCTCTTTGTCCTCGCGAGTCCTACCGATCGCAATGACGGCGTCTGCGCTGCGGACCTTGTTCATCGAGTCGGCGATGGCGTCGAGCTCGGGCCATGCGTTGCTCTCGGCCTTGCGTGTCCCTTGCGATGCGGTGAGCATCCAGCCATCGTGATCAACACCGATCTGGCGCAGCGTATCGGCCGTGACGAGCATGTCCTCGTAGAGGGACGCCTTCTGGCTCGTGCGAAGCTTGTCGAGGAAGTCGACGACAAACAACGAGGGGCGGTAGTCCTTGTCGGCCTTCATCGCATCCTCGATGAGGCGACGGATGTCCTTCGGAGTCGTAACGATGGGCTCAGCGTAGAACACTCGGAGCATCCCGCCAGACAACCCTTCGTACTTGGCGAACCGGGCACGGGCGAGCTTCGGATCTAGCTCCATCTCTCGCCGCGTCATGTCAGTGATGTTGCGAAGCATCCGCTGGAACGTGCGCTTGATCGATAGCTCCAACGTGACGTAGAAGACATGACGTCCTTTGATGAAGCTCTCGACCGCTGCGTGCGCGAGGCCCATCGACTTGCCCGATCCACTGCCCCCGACCAACAGCAACAGCGACTGCCGTTCGAGCCCGCCACCTAAGGCATCGTCGACCTCTTGCACACCGAGGCGCAGTAGATCGTCCTGCTCGTCAGGCTTGAAGATGGCATCGTCAAGTACGGCCTCGTGGATTGACATCGACTGGACGACGGGCATCACACCGAGCCGGCCGACCTTCTCGAAGATCTCTGCTGCCTCTGCTGCCGACTGGTTGTTCGTGAAGCCTTGTCCTGTAGCAACGATCGCTTCGCGATGCATCACACGCTGAACAACAGGCACGACAGACTTCGCTAGCTCGTCGACCGCGACCTTCGGTAGCATGTCGGCATCGAGCAAGTAGTCCTTGACCGCGTTCAGATCATCGAGGGTCGTCTTGCCTCGCGACATCTGCGTCTCGAAGTATTGGACGACAGTCCGGATCCAGGTCGGACTCTGCTTGTGCTTGCCTGACAAGACATGCACGCCTTGGATGATCAACTTCGCAACGGGATGGCGAAGGCGCTCTGGTTCGATCGCATGCCCGACCACCGCGTAGAACTTCGGCTCCTGACAACACGCGAGGACCGCGACCTGCTCCACCTCGGGGTCGAGGTAGTAGCCCTGCTTCTTCGGAGCCTCTTTCACCGACGTCTCGTAGGCCAAAGGTCAAACGGGGACTCGAAGCCACACTCGATCTCCCCGAGCCGCTTCTCAACATACGGGCGGGGTAGCGCGAGCCACGGGTCGGGATGGTTGCGGTGTCGAAGCATGGACTCCTCGTTACGTAGTAGCTGCTCGGTCCTGAGCGGATCGGGCTGGAAGGTCGAGTAGGGCAACTCATAGTCCTTGTGGAACCAGCCCGCTTTTTCCGACACCCACTTCGCATTCATTACGAGCCAGATCGGAGGCGCCTTGGTCGCGAACGCCTTGACGTTCTTCTTGAACCAGGAGAGGCGCCAGATTGCAAAGTGCTCTGCTGGCACGCTGTGATCGCTCATCGCTTCTCCGCACGCTACCAGCTTTGCGTAGTGCTTGGCCTTCCTGATGTCTCCCTGCGAGTAGTGCCACCACTGCACGCCATAGATCAATTTGACGGCATCCCGGAAGCCGTCGACTACGAGACGAGCCTTTGACTCTGGGACGAGCTCGCTCGAAACCCACAGGATGGTTTGCTTCTGCTTCTGCGCTGGGTCAGGGATCATCTGTTGAGCACGCCCAGGCTTGTTGACGAGTGGTGGGCCACTACCAATCCCAACCGGCCTAGAACTTTCGTCGAGGTCGTCCAGAGCCCACGTGATCAACTCCTGCATCTCGACCTCTGCCTTCGTCAATGGATGCGCGCTTCGCGCCTCTCTTTTGAGAGCTTCTTTGTTCTTACTGTTATTAGTATAAACAGACCCCACCACTTGCCGACCTAAGTGCTTGGTGTCCTCTCGGGAAACCTCACACCTACCTAGGGTCAATTCACGCGTCCATTCGGCCTCCCATTGTGCTCGTTCGATCTCGTATCGCCACGCCGCGACACGCACGAGAGCACGCCGCGTGCTCCAGCGGCACGACGCTACGTACTCTGCCCACGCGCGCCTAGGGAACCTCAGATGATGGATCCCGCGCACAGTCTTGCACGTCCCAGCGATCAAGTAGCAGTTGGTCGTGTTGGCGTTGACCCAACCTTCGCGCGTGTACCTCGACTCCGAGTTCCGGCTAGTGGCGACGAGACCTGCGTGCTTGAGCTGCGCCAGCGCGTTGCACGCTGTGCCATACGAGGAGATTCTCGAGCGGCCCATCGCGTCCTTGAGCTCGACGCTGAACCATTCACCTTCCTCGACACGCATGCGAACCAGCGTGCGCCAGAGGCGAAGGGAGGTCGGGGACAGGTATCTCAGTTCGCTCGGCGACGGTTCGACGAGCGAAGGTACCTGGCGGCTAACCATGGAGCCGTACGTGTACGGGATCCAAGGTATGGAAATCTAGAGCTTTCGACCTGTAGTGGTTCGATTTTTTCGACGACCCTATGGCTAGTGTCTGCGAGCTACTGGATGTAGAGCGTAGCAACTTCGGG